GCGGCGAAGGAAGAATAGATGTCCTATACTGTACCTGCATGGGTACTTATCTTCATAACAATTCTCCCAACGGTAATCGCGCTCGCCACTTTCAAGCTATTTGATTTATCGCTCAAGGCCAGTCTAAGGCAGACTCTGACTATAAATGCGCTCATATTCGGCATAATCGGCGCGGTCGTTCCCTACCTTCTAGTTTTTGGTACAGCCCACGGGCTCGGTTTTCTAAACTTTCAGACCCCAATCCTAAAACTCCTTGGTCAAAACACTTCGCTTCCACAGGGGCGCATGCTCGTGTGGTGTTTGTGGCTCGTGGTATATTACGCAGTTTGCTTCGGTTGGTTCTCGCTGCTTGCTTGGGCGGTTGCTATTAGTCTGGAAATTGATTTCGCTTCTTCTCAAGTGAAGTGTTTTTCGAAGGTGCTAGGACGCATAGGAAGTTTTTTGTCGAATATCCTGGTTAAGCTTGAACTACAGGACGAGTTTTTAATCGCTCTCTGGAGAAAGAGTGCGGGAACACGAATAGAAGTCGATATCGCTTTGAAGGGTGATAATACAGTTTATTCTGGAATCCTTGAAGGCCGTGGTGACGGGGACACTTACGATGGAAAGGGACTCATTGTTACGGGCGTCCTGAAAATACCGTTGGAGTTCAGTCGGTGGCCTCCCGAAAAAATCATCGAAGAGCTTAAGAAAGAGCAGGTACCCGGAAAGATTGGAGGGGCTGAGAATGAGCAGACACCCAACAAAATTGAAATCTGGGATTCTCGCGGCCTTCTGAATCGGATGGTCTTTCCTTGGGAATCCATATCAAATATCAATTTGCGGAAAACGAGAGATCCGGACTACACGCAGAATATGGATTCGGTACTTTCCCAACTGAAGGCGATATTGGTCACGGACGTAAAAGGTTGAGCCACCCACCGGTTGCTCGTATGGGACATTGACAGTGTATTCTGCTAGACTAGGGGGCCATTAGGCTGGTGCCTTGCCTGGCGCGACAATTGCTGCTTTATGATTAGAGGTTTAGCTTATGAGCTTTCTTGAGAGACTAAAGAAGGATGGTTGGTGGAAGCGGGACGATAAGGCTCCCACCATCAACATCGACGAATCCGCCCGCACCGATCTCACAAACAAGGGGTTCACGATCGTTCAGGACTCTGATGGTGCTTGGGTGAAGATCACGAAGATTAATGAAAAACCATTGAGTGATCTAACCGAAGAAGACATTACAATCGAGCGACTTCCGGTTGCGGCTAAGCCCACTAGTCATAGCCCTAATGTCCGAACTTCCTGAAGTTGTGACATAATAACTATAATTCTCGACCTTCGCCTAGCCAATGCTTTTCCGGGCGGTCCTTGGCAGTTGGGTTAAAAAGAGATGATGATTTCCCGCCCTGCATCAACCTGAATGACCGGCATTTCGTTCTTAAGCTTTGACATCTCGTTGCGAGATTCATCAATCGCCGCGACAGAAGCGCCATTGAGAAACGCATTTTTTAACGTCGATGGCCGAAACGCGGTGCCCCCTTGTGTTTGCGTATCTTGCAGTCCATCTGAAAACCCTCCGATGAAATTAAGTCCGATGCTGCCTTTCAGATTAGAATTTGGCCTATCGAGAATGTACGATAAGGTAGCCTGGCGCTATCCACGCTTTCATATTGGTAAAGAAAATTGTGGATGTTTTATGGGCGAGTTTTGGTGTCTGTACGTTACGTGGCTGGGCGATGAATGTTACTATCCTTGCGGCGATCCATCTTGCTGCTGTAACAAAGAATAATTACTTGCCGGTGCTACCAAATCCGCCCGATCCACGATCAGTTTCATCTAAAGATTCAACCACTTGTATCTCTGCTTGAAATACAGCGCAAATAACTCCTTGAGCAATCCTATCACCCTTCTTAACGGTAACGGTTTGGGTATGATGAAGAGCGGCATTAGCGGAAGGAAAACTAGTATTTGTCATGATTACGCATACTTCACCACGAAAATCGGAATCCACAGTACCTGGGGCATTGGCCACTCTAAGAGGAGTTTTAAGAGAAAGACCGGATCGTGGACGAACCTGAAGTTCATATCCAAAGCTAACATCTACAGAAAGGCCCGTTTTTACTAGTTTAGTTTCTCCTGGGTTCAACTCAACATCTTCGATAGCTACCAAATCAAAGCCGCTAGAGCCTGTGGTTGCATACTGAGGAATCTGAGCATCTGGATGAAGCTTCTTAATCTTTATTTTCATAATTTCTCCTATAAAAGAGTCTATCACAGGCTCTCCATCAAGACAAGCAAAATAACTCATTGAAATTGTTGTCTTAAATGAATCCAAAGATTTGATATAACAATGGTACGGGAGCTGTCAATCTTAATAGAGTATGATAATATATCTCATAACCAATAAAGTCAATGGAAAACAATATGTTGGGCAGACTATGCGAAAACTGTCTCAAAGGTGGACGGAGCATAATAGTTCGAAAAAGGGTTGTGTAGTATTAAGCAATGCCATTAAAAAATATGGCAGGGATGGTTTTACAATAGAAGAGATAGACAAAGCTTCTTCATTGGAAGAATTAAACGAAAAAGAAAAATATTTTATCAATAAGTACAATACTTTAAGTCCAAATGGATACAACTTGAGCACTGGCGGAAATGCTCCTATATTTTCAGAGGAAACAAGAAAAAGAATGTCAGATGCGAAAAAGAATTCATCCTTTGTTCCGTGGAATAAGGGATTGACTAAGTTAGATGATCATAGGGTTGGCAAACAGGGCTCTAGAGGTATCGAGAACCCTAGATATGGAAAACCTGGATTTTGGAAAGGCAAAAAAAAGTCTATAAAAACTATAGAAAAATTGAAAAAATCTAAAATTGGCATTGTACCTACCGTAACTGAAAAAGTAATTAAGGGTAGAAAAGCAACTGCTGAATCTCATAAAATAGCAGTTTTTTGTCCTAAAACTAATAAATGTTACAATTCTATAAATGAAGCGGCAGTTGACACCGGTACACACCAAAGCAACGTGAGTAGAGTGATGAATGGTAAATTAAATCATATAAAGGGTTACACTTTTGTGAGGGTAGGTACTACAAATTAAAAAGTCACTCGAATTTGCAATGTCCTTTGATATGAGTTCATTTGATAGGTCCATATCAGAAATCCAGCGTAAGCTTAGCAGCCTACAGACCCCCGCCAATATAGCCGTGACCAATGCTCAGAATGCTGCTAGGGCCAATCAACTAGGAGCAGGCGTATCTGGGCCAACTAGGGCGGCTCAAGAACGTGCTACGATACAGTATCGCAAAGAATTAGATTCTTCCATGAGAATCGAAAATACTACGGCTGAGAAGTTGGCAGTATTATATGGAAGAAAATATCAACAATTCGAAGGTTTGGTAAAACAGCAAAAGCAGTTGGCGGCTGGCAGCGCAGAGGAAATAATAAATTTACAAAAACAAGAAGGAGTCAAACGCAGTCTTGGCAAACTCGAAAACGGCATAGTTGAAGCACAAAACAGGGGAAATCAGGCGGCTACCGCAAAACAAGCACTTCAAGAAAAAGAGATGGAAAAAACCATGAAAATCGCTAAGATTTTTGGTGGTGTTGGCGCTGCCGCTCTTTTTATAGCAAAAAGTGGAGAATATTTAGCCGGTGCTCCGATGAGGTTGGAGCAGGCACAGGCTACCGCTATACAGAAAACGTATGGAATGGATTTGGGAGCAGTATATGCCGGAAAAACATTAGAAGAGACTGCATTTTTACCAGAAAGAGGGAAGGCTAAGGGAATGGCTGCAGAAAAAGCTCAATCTCAAAGATCGTGGGATGCGATAAAAGGGGCTGGCGGCGTAGCTCTTATTGCTGGGGCGGCAGTAGCAGCCCTTTTGGCGATTCCAAGCGGAGGACTCAGCGTCGCTGGATATGCGGGCGCATTAACCACGGCTGGAGTGGGTGGCAGTCTTTTGATACCAGATCAAACCAGAGAAAGATTTATGGGTCTTTTTAGCCCTGAACATCAGGCTAAATATGAAAAACTATTAGCAGCACAGCAAGCAGAGGATTATAGAAGTCTCTTGACCACCATGAAAGAAAAAGATCCTGGTAAGCAAATGGCCATTCTCGATTTTGAGAAAAATTTTCAACGTAATGTCGGCGTACAGAGACAACTCGGCATAGGAACCGAAGAAATGTATGGAAAGGGTGGATTATTGCAAGGAGCACAGCAATTCATGCCGCAACAAGTTATAGATATGGCTAACCAAATAATTGGTGCTGGTGGTTCGACCGGAATGGGGCGACAAGCTAATTTTGGATTACAAATGCAACGTGCTGGAATGACAAATGCATCTCAAATTATGGGGGCGGTAAGCGGCGGTATGCAAGATCCAGAATCTGCTAAAAGAGCAATCATTACTGCTATGGCTGAAGGCTTACATAAAGGTTTAAACATGAAAGAATTTGCTGAAGAAATGAGACGTTTCACACAAGCAATAGGTTCTATAGTGGGAAGAGTAGGGGCAGAAACACCAGAATCCCAAGATAGAATAGCTGGAAATTTTGGTATGTTTTTGGGACAAAAAACTGTTGCGGGGGTTGAAACTGCCAAAAGCGAATATGAGAAATTTCAACAAAGAGGTTCTGAATTAGGTGGTAGACGTGGTGTTATGCGTTTTGCTGAAGCAAGAAGAGATCCCAATCTTGGCAAGCTAAATACTATGGAATTAACTGAACTGTTAGCTATGAGACCTGAAGAGTTAGAGTCAAATCCAGCATTGTTGGCTTATTTTACTGAAAAAGCAGGATTTAAAAATCCAGAAGAGTTATTGCAAAAAATGGGTCAAATGCAAAAAGATACTCGTTATCAAATTCCAGCAGTTAGAGAGATGGCCGCCAACGCTACTTCTATTATTAATAAATACAGAACAGATCCTAAACATAAGATGGGTATTACAGACGTGTTAACTAGAGCTATGACGCCCGGCGGCGGTGGCCTACCACAAAGTGTAGTTAGTGCGGTAGGGGCATTAGGCCTAGCTGGAAATATAGAAGAGCAAGGGGGAATGACTAAAAGGGAAATGTTATCTCGCGAGGGAGAACAACTACGACTTCCCGGTGAAAAATTAACGGCCAAAGATATGGCAGCTATGGATAAAATGGTAAAAGAATCAAAAACAGGTAGAGTGGAAGACGATTATATTACAGCATTAGGAAAAAGTGCCAGCCTAACTACTCAAGCATTTAAAGACCTTCTTCCAGCAATACATGAAGCAATAGGTGAAATGTATAGATTTTCGGGAAAAACCATGAAGGAAGCCGAGAGAGATAGACAGGGAAGAAATGCACTTCACAGTGAACCACTCTCTTTTCAAGCCTGGCGTCAACAACAAAGCAAGGCACATACATCAAAAAAGAAGGGATAGATAATTATGCCGAAAACCAGTGCATTTTTTAAATACATTCTTCCTATTGGATCGAATAATATAAACGAAGATGATTCTGTACACCAGGTTAGTCCTGCTTGGGTGCTAACATTTATTGCTTGGAATGTCAGGGACACTCTACGGGCCGTTGGGCCTAATGGTTTGAGTAAAACTTTGCTACAAGTTCGAGATCCCATTGTAGTGGAAAATGATTGTGAACAAGTTTCTGTTAATGTAAATAAGGCTAGTTTAACCGATTCTATGAATGCAATATTGGTAGAAACCGATGTAAATTATGCTACGGCTGTCGCTCCAGGCGATTTTGTTTTTGTTAACATGTTGAATTGGGAAGAAGATGCCAGAAGAGTTGCCGATCAAGCTAGAGCCAAACAGCCAATCAATGGAATAAATGATGGATTCAAAGGATTTTTTAAAATTCAAAGTGTCAGAAAAGTAGATTTTGTAGACCCTAGAAGTGGGGTTAGACGTGTTATGATAAAAATACAAGGTTTTTCTTTTACTGAATTTAATAACATGATATATTTTAATCCTTATATTTTAACTAGCAATTCTGGTTCCGATAAGGAAAAGTTAATTTTTGCTACTAATTTGATTGATGGATACGTACAACTTACTACTCAAAATAGAAACCCTACATGTCAAGATATTATAAGAGAATTGATTCAGTTATTTATCGGACGTGGTGTAGATGATAGAGGAGTGAGAGCGGTAAGCGGAACAGATGTAACTCCTAATGTGCAGTTTTATATACCGGCATTAGTTGGGCAACTTCTGGGGGTGCCAAATGCAATAGCAGCAAAAGATATTTACAATTATTTAATGGGAATTCAGAGCTATTCCTCTTCTCCAAGCCAAACGTTGCAAGATGGAATGAATCCTGATTTTAATCAATCTCCAATAAATAGATTTTACACTACAGGTCATTTGTGCCAAGGACAGACCTTATTCAACGCTGATTATTGGAACGGAACAAATGCTTGGTCTATTATATCCCAGTATATAAATGCTCCGCTGAATGAATTATACACATGTTTTAGAATATCCCCAGAAGGCAACGTTATGCCAACCGTAGTATATAGGCAAACCCCATTTACTTCAGAGTTATTTGGACAAGCCCCATTTCAATCAAACGCTATCGTTACAAAATTTTTAAGTTTACCTCGTTGGGAAATAGACTCTGCTTTGATTTTAAATTATGATTTAGGTAGAGATGAATCAGCTAGAATTAATTTTTTTCAAATGTATACCCGTCCACCCGAAATGACAAAGACTTCGGGCTCCTTATCTGCCCAAACCGCAGCCAATAACTACGTTTCTGATATTAATGATATTACGCGCAGTGGCCTCAGGCCATCCATTATAACAACTGCATTTTTAGATTTAACGGTATTGGTAAATAATGGTGAAGTATCAAAAGATTGGGCCACTATCGTTGGCGACGCTTTAATGGGAGGTCATTTAAAACTTAATGGCACTATAGAAAGTGCCGGTATAGTAGATCCCATAGCCGTGGGAGATAATTTTGAATATGATGATAATGTTTATCACATAGAAGAAGTATTGCATGTAGCCGGTATTTCTCCTGAAACTGGCATAAAAAGTTTTCGTACTACACTAAAATTAAGTGCAGGAGTTTCCATTGCTGATAATAGAAGCGGACTTGCATATCCAGAAATGATAAATACGAATGCGTATAAAGATAGAGCAAACAATTTTAATAATGGGGATCAGTCTCTACCTGGAATCTCAGAAGAACAGTCTAAGGTAGATAGGCCGAGTACTGCTCCAACTATATCTGAAATTAATAAAGAAAATAAACCATTTTCACAACCTGGACAAACTCTAACCCCTATACCAAACATTAACAAGAATA